CATCAATCTTGAGGGCCGCTACTGGGAGTATCCCTACACGCTGATCGATGGCCTGGTCACTGTCGCCGACCCGGTGGAGGTGATCGAAACCTTCGTGCCGATGAAGGAAGGCGCGCCGGCCGCCGAGGCCGACCTGCGCCTGATCGAGGCCGAAGGCCAGCCGCAGGGCACGGTGTGGGAGGCGACGCTGATCCAGGCCGGGCTCTCGCTCAATAATGTGTTTTACCCGGACGCGCTGCTGCGCGAGGCGGCGCCCCTGTTCGAGGGGGCGCGCATCCGCCTGCTGGCGGACCAGGCGCACGTCAACGGCCAGGGCAAAGACCTGCGCGACGTGGTCGGCTGGGCTAGCGGCGTGCGCTTTGTCGAGGGTGCCGCGGCGGATGCCGGGCGTCTGGTCGGCAGCCTCAACCTGCCCGGCCTGCCCGAGCAGACGCGCAGCCTGCTGGTGAGCGCGGCGGCGGCCGGCAAACAGGATATCGCCGGGCTGTCGATCGACGCCGCCGGCAAGGGCGCGCTGCGCCTGCGCGAAGGCAAGAAGGTCAAGGAAGCGACCAGCATCCTGCGCGTGAATTCGGTTGATCTGATTGTCGAGCCGGGGGCCGGGGGCCGCCTGATTCGACTCGTCGAAGCTGCCCCTGAATCTTCCCCTGAAACTTCGCAAATCCAAGGAGACCGCGAAATGAAACTGCGTGAAACGATGTTGCGCTTCATCGAAGCCAAGGCGCCGGCCGCCTATGCCGCCATCGACCCGGAAACGGTCACCGACGAGGCGCTGGAAGCGGCGTATCGCGAAGCGGTTGCCGCCAGCGTCAAGCCGGCGACCCCCGTCGACCAACTGGCCGCCACCGAGGAGCGCATTCGCATGGTCGAGGCGCGAGCCACGGCCCGTGCCTCCATCGACGCCAGCAACCTGCCGGCGCCGGCCAAGGACCGCCTGCAACGCGATTTCGCGGTGCGCGAGCGCTTCGCCGAAGCCGACGTGACGGCCGCCATCGCCGGCGAGCGCGACTACCTGGCGCGCTTCGTCGAGTCGGGCCGCGTGCGCCTCGGCGATTTCCCGGATGTGCAGGTCGAGGACCGCTCGGTGCGCATGGCCGGCATGCTCGACGCCTTCTTCGACGCCGAGCACAAGGACCACCGCAACGTGCAGTCGTTCCGCGAGTGCTACGCGGAAATGACCGGCGACCGCCGGGTCACCGGCCGCCTGCAGGACTGCGACCTGACCCGCCTGCGCGAAAGCATGGGCGCCAACTTCCGCGAAGCGGTGATGGACTCGACGACCTTCGCCGAGGTGCTGGGCGACGCGATTACCCGCCGCATGCTTGCCGACTACAACGCACAGAGCCAGTACGACGTCTGGCGCCTGCTGGCCAATGTCGTGCCGGTTTCCGATTTCCGCACCCAGCACCGCACGCGCTGGGGTGGCTTCGGCGACCTGCCGACGGTGTCCGAAGGCGCCGATTACGTTGACGCCGCGGTGCCGGGCGACGAAGAGGCGACCTACAAGGCCGGCAAGGTCGGGCGCCTGGCAGTCGTCACTATGGAGATGATCCGCAACGACGACGTCGGCATGATCCGGCAGATCCCGACAAAGCTGTCGCGGGCAGCCAAGCGCACGCTGTCGAAGTTCGTGCTCGACTTCCTGCGCACTAACCCGACGATCTACGACACCGTGGCGCTGTTCCACGCCTCGCACGGCAACCTCGGCGCCACCGGCCTCGGCGCCGCGTCGTGGTCCGCCGCCCGGCTGGCGATGATGGCGCAGACCGAGGCCGGTTCAAGCGACCGCCTGGGCATTCCGCCGAAGAACCTGTTCGTTCCGGCCGGCCTGGAAGAGACCGCGTTTGACCTGTTCAAGCAGCGCGCGACGAACAACGACCAGAGCTTTATCCAGACGCAGGCGCCGACCATCGTGCCGGTGTGGTACTGGACCGACGCCAACGACTGGGTGGCCGCCGCCGACAAGATGGATGTGCCGTCGGTCGAGATCGGATTCCTGGATGGGCGCGAGGAGCCGGAGCTGTTCGTGCAGGATAGCCCGACGGTGGGCAGCCTGTTCGCCAGCGACAAGATCACCTACAAGGTGCGTCATATCTACGGCGGCGCCGTGACCGATTACCGCGGTCTCTACAAGGCCGTGGTGGCGTAAGCGTCAGGGCAACCTGACTGAACGGGGCGGGCGACCGCCCGCCCCGGTTGAATACATGCAGACCCCGACAGGCGGACGATGCTCGCTGATCTGAAAAAGCTGGTGGATGGTTTCGTGCGCGACGAGTCGGAGCGGCTCACGCGCGCCGACAAGGAAGGCGCCATCACCCTGGCGGTGGCGCGCTACGGCAAGGATCGTCCGCGGCGGAAGGTCGAGGACGTGGTCAGTGCCGGCGGCGATACGCTGCCGCTGCCGAGCGCCTGGGAATCCGAGTCGCAACTGCTGACGGTCGAATTCCCGATCGGGGAGACACCGCCCACCCTGCTTCCTTGCTCGATCTACAGCGCGCCCTCGGGCGATGTGCTGCGCCTGGGTGATGGCCTGGCGGCGGGCGCCGAAGCGCGCCTGACCTTTACCGTGCGTCACGTCGTTTCCGATGTTCTGGACACCGTTCCGGACGGGCACCGCGAGGCGGTGGCGGCGTACGCGGCGGCGCTGCTGCTGGAGCAGCTGGCGGCTGGGGCGATCAACGACGGCGACACCACGCTGCAGGCGGACACGACCGACAGGCGGACGAAGGCGCAGGAATACGCGAGCCGGGCGCGGGCGCTCAAGACCCGCTACGGCGAGGCGATGGGCGTCGGCGAGGCCGGCGGCGCCAGCGGCCAGGCGGCGAGCGGAACGATGCTCGCGTGGCCGGGGCGCTCGCGGGTGACGCGAGGGATTCGCAGCAATGTCTGATTCCTACCGCTTCGATCTGCGCGGCTTCGATGTGGTCGCGGCCGCGCTGGCCAAGGCGCCGGAGGTGGTGCGCGACGAGATGAGCCGCTTTTTCGCCTGGGTGCTGCCGCACCTGACCAGCGAGGTGCGGGACCGCACGCCGACGGCCGAGGGCCACCTGCGCAACAGCATCATCGGCCGCAGCGAGGCCACGGCGAACGGCATGCTCGGCGTCGTCGGCACAGCGCTCGATTACGCGCCGGCGGTCGAGCTGGGGACGAAGCCGCACCCGGTATCTGAGGCCGGCATCATGGCGCTGGCGGAATGGGCGATGCGCAAGCTGCCGCTCGGGCAGGCGGTGTCGATCAAGACCGGGCGGCCGTTGAAGAACAAGAGCGCCGAGGCCATGGCGCTGTCGGCGGCGCATGCGATCGCCTGGAAGATTCGCCGTCATGGCAGCCAGGGGGCGTTCATGTTCCGCGATTCCTTTGCTGCCAACCAGGCGCAGGTGGCGGCACGTTTCGCGCGGACGGTCGAGGCGATCGTCCAACGCATCGGCGGTAGCGCATGAGCGAGCACGCGACGATCCGCGCGGCAATTGTGGCCAAACTGCAGACGGTGTCCGGCATCGGCCAGGTTTATGACTACGAGCGTTACGGCAAGACCGACAAGGACTTTCGCGAGATCTACGCGGCGAAGGACCGGGTGCTCGGCTGGCACGTGCGGCGCGTGGCGCGGCGCGAGGATGCCCTGAACAACGAGGTGATGACCGACTGGGAGATCCGCGGCTTCATGAGCCTGGAAGACGCCGGCGCCAGCGAACTCGATTTCGACACGCTGATCGATGCCATCGGCGACGCCTGGCGCGCCGATCCGACACTGGCGGGCGTGGTGCTGTACCCGCGCGACGAGGCCCGGGTCGTGCCCGAGCTGGCCGATTCGGGGCCGGCACTGTTTGCCGGCGTGCTGTGCCATGGCGCGCGGCTGAAACTGACCACCCGGCACGTCATCGACGCCGGGCGGCCGTGGGACTGACATGCCGGCGATCAAACGCGACATCGAGATCGAGATCGGCGGCGTCTGGGATTCGCCGCTAGCGCTCACGAACGCCGATGGCACGCCCTACGATCTGACCGGCGCCGAGGGGCGCATGCAGATCCGCGACCCGGACGGCGCGCTGCTGGCCGAGTTGTCGACGGCCAACGGCCGGCTGGTCTTCGGCGGCGCCCTGGGCACGATCACGCGGCGCCTCGGCGCCACGGTGACGGCAGTTCTTCAGGGCGAAAAAGCTTTTTACGACATGGAAATCATTCCCGGCGGGATCGCCGACATGGCGTGGAAGCTGTATCGCGGCAAGGTCAAGCTGATCCGGGAGGAGACGCATGACTGACGTGATCGTCGAGATCGTCACGCCGGCGCTACCGCTGATCGTCGAGACGGTGACGCCCGGCGATCTGGTGGAGGTCGAACTCGGGGTTCCCGGGCCGCCGGGGCCGCCGGGCGCCGATGGCGCCGATGGCGCGACCGGCCCGCAGGGCGACCCCGGTCTCTCCGGCGCCAACTACGTGCACCAGCAG